TGAAACATAAATTTTGGAGGTGGGTGACTAACGAAGCACCCGATGCCTTTGGCAGCGACCGGACGCTGTATCTTGATGGCCAGATTTCAGACGAAACCTGGTGGGGCGATGAAGTGACACCGAAGGCGTTCAAAGACGAATTGAACGCGGGCAGCGGCGATATCACCCTCTGGATCAACAGTCCGGGCGGCGACTGCTTTGCCGCGGCTCAGATTTATAACATGCTCATGGAGTATCCGGGAAATGTCACTGTGAAGATTGATGGCCTGGCAGCTTCGGCAGCCTCGGTCATTGCCATGGCCGGGACGAAGGTCTGCATGTCGCCAGTGGCCATCCTGATGATTCACAATCCGGCAACCCTGGCTTACGGAGACAAAGCCGAAATGGAAAAGACCATCGGCATGCTGAGCGAGGTCAAGGAGAGCATCATCAATGCCTATGAAATCAAGAGCGGCCTGGCCCGCACAAAGATTTCGCACATGATGGATGATGAAACATGGCTCAATGCCCGCAAGGCCGTGGAGCTGGGCTTTGCGGATGAAATCCTTTTTGACCAGAAAGAAGGAGAGGAACAGCCAGAAGCCATGCTGTACAGCCCGGTTACGGTGACGAATTCCTTTGTACAGAAAATAAAACCGAAGAAACCTTTACAGAAAGTGCCAGCCGCTGATCTGGAAAAACGGCTGGCACTGCTCATTCATTGACAGGAGGACAAATACTATGGATACGATTTTAGCACTGCGTGAGAAGCGCAAGAATCTCTGGGATGCGGCGAAAGCCTTCCTGGATACGGCCCGTGATGAGAACGGCATGATTTCCGCTGAAGATGCCGTCCGTTATGACAAGATGGAAGCGGATGTAGTGAACCTGGGAAAAGAAATCGACCGTCTGGAACGTCAGCAGCGTATGGATGCCGAAATGGCAAAGCCCACGAGTGTTCCCATTACCGAGCAGCCGGGAAATCCAACATCTGAAAATGAAAAGAAAGGCCGTGCATCCATGGCCTACCAGAAAGCTTTCTGGGACAGCATCCGCCATAAGAACTTCATCGATGTACAGAATGCCCTGAGTGTGGGTACGGATGCCGATGGCGGTTATCTGGTGCCGGATGAATTCGAGCATCAGCTCATCGACAAGCTTCAGGAAGAGAATTTCTTCCGCAGCCTGGCGACAGTCATCCATACCAGCGGCGACCGCAAGATTCCAGTCGTGACGGGGCATGGCGAAGCCGCCTGGATGGAAGAAAACGGCCTCTATCCGGACAGCCAGGATACCTTTGGTCAGCAGTCCATCGGGGCGTACAAGCTGGGCACGGCCATTCGTGTGTCGGAAGAACTCCTGAACGACAGCGTCTTCGACCTGGAAAGCTATATCGCCGGCGAATTCGCCCGCCGTATCGGCACCAAGGAAGAAGAAGCCTTCCTCACGGGCGATGGAAAAAGCAAGCCGACTGGCGTATTCCCGTCCGCCGACCCTGGCGTTACGACGAATGGGGCTTCCATCACCTTCGATGACGTCATCGACCTGTATCATTCCCTGCGCATCCCGTACCGCCGCAAGGCCGTATGGCTCCTGAATGATTCCACCATCAAGGCCCTGCGCAAGGTCAAGGACAACAACGGGAACTATATCTGGCAGCCGTCTGTGACGGCCGGCACTCCGGATACTATCCTGAACCGTCCCTGCTACAGCACATCCTTCGCCCCGGAACTGGCTGCCGGCAATCGTCCTTTGCTCTTCGGCGACTTCAGCTATTACTGGATTGCTGACCGGGAATCTCGCTCCTTTAAGCGCCTCAATGAACTGTATGCTGCCAACGGCCAGATCGGCTTCCTCGCCAGCCAGCGCGTCGATGGTATGCTGATGCTGAAGGAAGCGGTCAAGGCCCTCGAAGTGAAAGCGAAGGCGTAAGCCATGCTGGTCAGTCTGGAAGAAGCCAGGGAATATCTGCGGATTGATGAGGATGACACATCGAATGATGACGTCATCCTGTCATCCCTGGAAACGGCCCAGGCGCTGTGCCTGGACCTGGCCCGCTGCGAGGAAGCGGATGCCGAAGAGAATCCCGTCGTGTTCCATGAGGCCATTCTCTATGCTGCCGCCTTTTTATATGAGCATCGGGAAGAAGCGGATTATTCCGGTCTTCTGAAGATGTTGCGGTGGCTGCTGTTCGGTGTGCGGCGGAGCTGTTTTTGAAAGGGGGATGCCCATGAAGACCGGGCTTTTGAATAAACGGATTGAGATCCTGGGGAAGCAGGCGGCAACGGATGGATACGGCTTCGACACCCAGACCGACGTCGTGGTGTACCGCTGCTGGGCTTCCATCGAGCCGGCCCGCGGCAAAGTGTTCTATGAGATGGAACGCAAGGCAGATACGGAGTATAGCAAAATCACCATCCGCTGGCGGCCGGGCATTACCCATGATATGAAAGTGAAGTATCAGGATCATCTGTACGACATCGACACTATCGTGGATTCGTACATGCGCCACGAATCCCTGGAACTGTACTGTACGGAAGAAATCAGGGGGCAGGACAATGAGTAACGGAGATTTGGAACTTCACGGCCTTGACGAATTGTCGGGAAAGCTGCTTTCTGCCATTGAAGAGTTTCCCGGCACTGCTGAAAAGGGCCTGGTGACGATTGGAAACAAGCTCAGGAAGGAATGCGTGAACCAGACTCCGGAAGGCAGTACGGGCAAGCTGAAGAAGGGATGGAAATACAAGGTAAAAGGCTATAACGGCTCGGAGCTGACCTACGAGCTGGTCAACAAGCACCCCGTCCATCACCTGCTGAACAACGGGCATGTCAAGAAAACGCCCGGCGGTCGGACGGTTGGCTATTACGAAGGCCAGCATTACACGGAAAAAGCTGTGAAGCTGTTTGAATCGCAGGACTTGCAGCCCGGCCTTGAAAAACTCACGAAGAAACTCATCAAGAAAGCAGGCGGCACATGATCCATGATATCGACATCCTGCAGGCCGTACAGGAGAAGCTGAAGGAGCGGTTCCCGTATCCCGTGTATCTGCAGGAGGTGAAGGAAGGGTTCCGGCCGCCTGCATTTTTCCTGAAGTCCATGACGGTCACTTCGCCGCAGGGCGGTCAGGCAGTATACCGGGATACGGATATTTACATCACTTATATACCACAGAAACAGGCAGCCAGCACATCCATATATGGCGTACTGGCTGCCGTTGAAGACCTGTTCCGTGACGGGATTGCCGCCCAGGACAGGTTTTTTGCTGTCCTCTCTATGAGTGAAGAACTCATGGGGCCGGATAATGACGGCGGACGGGTGACGCTGACCGTCCAGTACTATGATTCCGCCGATGAAACGGAAGCAGCCGAACGGATGAAGGTGCTGCATCAGCGGTATCAGGGAAAGGAGACAACGAAACATGAAAATGCCATCCATTAATGTCGTGTTCAAGGAAAAAGGCATCAGCGCCATCGAGCGCAGTGAACGCGTCATTGTTCTGATGATTCTGAAGGAAGAAACACTGCCTTCGGTGACGGAAGTGAACCTGTACACGGCAGATGACATCCCCAAGGAGCTGTCCGACAGCAACCGGGAGCAGCTGGAACTGGCGCTCCGGGGCTATGTGAACAGTCCGAAGAAAGTTATTGCTGAAATCATCAGCAGTGAAGCCGAAGACTATACAGATATTCTGAAGGTCATCGAGAATAAGCGCTTTGATTATCTGGTCATCCCGGATATTGAAACGTCGCACATTGATACCATCGCCACCTGGGTCAAAGGAATGCGTACCAATAAAGACAAGATGATTAAAGCCGTGCTGCCGGACTGTACGGCAGATACGGAAGGGGTTATCAACTTCGTCAACAAGACCATTCAGACCAAAGCGAAGACGTACACGACACCCCAGTACTGCAGCCGCATTGCCGGCATCATTGCCGGGACGCCCATGACGATTTCCTGCACCTACGCGCCGCTGCCGGAAGTCATCGGCTGCGATGTGTGGACGAAAGAGGAAATGGACACCATGGCCGGAGCAGGGAAGCTGTTCTTCTTCTTTGACGGCGAAAAGGTGAAACTGGCCCGGGGCATCAACTCCCTGGTGACCACCGTCCAGGACAAGGGGACGAGCTTCCAGAAAATCAAGCTCGTGGACTTGATGGACATGATGCACGACGACATCCGCACGACGGCCCAGGACCATTACCTCGGGAAGTACGCCAACAGCTATGCGAACCGCTGCCTTCTGGTGACGGCCATCCAGGGGTATCTTGACCAGCTGGCCAAGGAGGGGCTGCTGGAACAGGACCAAAACACAGCCTATATCGACGTGGAATCCACGAAAATCTGGCTGGAATCCAACGGCAAATATACCAAAGAGGAACTGGCGGATATGTCTGAAATGGACATCAAGCTGGCTAATATCGGCAGCAATGTGTTCATCTCCGTCAAGGCATCGCTCCTGGATGCCATGGAAGATGTCACGATTACGATCAATATCTGAGGAGGTGAAGCCGGATGAACAGTATGGAAGCCAAACGGGTCATGAATGGCAAGTACGCCGACCTGTATATCGATGGCGACCTCATGGCGGAAGCCACCGCTTTTAAGGCTGAAGTCACGCTGACTAAGGAAGAAGTGAAGATGCTCCGCCATGTGGGCAAGGGCTACAAGGTCACCGGCTACGACTGCAAAGGCCAGCTGAAGCTGCACAAGGTATCGAGCTACATGATCCGGAAGATGAACGACAACATCAAGGCGGGCAGGCAGACTGTCGTGACCATCGTCTCCGTCCTGGATGACAAGGAT